CGACCCGCGCATCGGGAAGCATCGGGAATGTCACGAGGGACACCTCCCAAAGCTCCAGCTCGGACAAGAGGCGTCCGCCCTTGTCATTCTTGGCCGCCCGCAACGTGCGATAGCCGATCGACAGCCCGTCGATCGCCCCCGCCTCGATCAGCGCGGCGGCCTCGCGACCGCGGGCCACGTCGCGCAGGATGCGGCCCTTGACCCAGAGGCCCCGGTCGTCCTCGCGCACCGTGTCCCAGACACCGATGGGCTGTGCCGGGTCATGCTGCCAGAGCATCTTGACGCGCCCCCCGCGGCCTTCCAGCCGGTGCAGCGAGCGGGTGTAGGCCCCGCGCTCGACCACGTCACCGCCCTTGTCGGGCGCCCCGAAGAGCGAGGCATAGCCCGCCACCTCGGCGCCATCGACCACCAGTTCGGTGCCGAAACCCATGTACTTGTGTTCCAGGTTCATGCCTTTCTCCTCTCACGGGGCCGTGGCCAGCAGCGATTGCGCCGCCTGCGCCAGGATCACCCCCACCACGCCGAAGACCGTCAGCCACAGGCGGCGTTCCAGCCGCTGCATCATGTCCTCGATCTTGCTCAGCTGTGTGTGCAACTGGCTGAATTGCAACGCCGTCAGGCGCTCCTGCGCCTCGATCCGCATGGCCGGGGCACAGTCGAAGGCCTCGCGCGGGAAGGGCCGGTCATCCATCGCCAACCTCCTCTGTCGGCAGGCCCAGCAGGCGGCGCTTCTCCGTGTCCGTCAGGAAGTCGGCCCCGCCGATGCGGGCCCATTGCGCCTCGCGTTCAGCCGCCAGTGCCGGAACCTGGTCCAGGTCGGGGCGCAGCCTCACGTCGTCGCCGGTGAAATCATTCAGCCAGTCGGACAGCGCGCCGGTGACGCGGGCCGCCAGCGGCAGCACCGTCAGGCGGTAGAAGGCGCGGTTGGCCTCCTGGTAGTTGGCGTAGGTGGCATCGCCGGGGATGCCCAACAGCATGGGGGGCACACCGAAGGCGATGGCAATCTCGCGGGCGGCGGCCTCTTTCGTCTCCTGGAATTCCATGTCGCTTGGCGAAAAGCCCATCGGCTTCCAGTCCAGCCCGCCTTCCAGCAGCATTGGCCGGCCCGCGTTGCGCGCGCCCTGGTGCTGGCTTTCCATCTCCAGCAGCAGGCGATCGTACTGATCCGGACTCAACTGCCCCTGCCCGTCGACCCCGGCATAGACGATCGCCCCCGAGGGTCGCGCGGCATTGTCCAGCAAGGCCTTGGACCAGCGGCTTGCCGCATTGTGCACGTCCACCGCATTGGCGGCCGCCTGCATCGGCGACAGGCCATAATGGTCGTCCTGCGGGTGAAAGCTCTTGATATGACAGACCGGGCTGGGGCCATCGCCGACCTGAAAGCGGTGCTTGCGCCCGTTCACGGTATAGTCATAGGCCACGGGCCAGCCATCGGCCCCGGGCACCAGCGCCATCCGGTCCGAGCGCAACACGTGCAGTTCCACCGGCGTGCCCTCGGGGCCGGGCACCGCCTCCAGGTAGCCGTTTCCGGTCAACAGCACCTGGCCGATCAAGGCCTCGATCAAGTCTGCCCGGCCCTGCGCGCCGTTGGGGCGGCGCACCAGATCGATCACCGGGTGGCTGTCATAGCGGCGGTCGTGATCCTGCAACACCAGCGGGAGCGCGGCCACGGCTTCGGCAATCATCCTGACCGTGCGGAATCCGATGGGGTTCGCGGCAAAGCCTGTCCTGGTCAGGGTGGCGCTGTCGCGCGCGCTCCAGGTCACGCGCCCGGCACTGCCCCAGGCCGCCACCCGGCCCGCGGCCGAGGCCTTGACCTCGGGCGCGCCGGTCGCGGGCACAGATCCTGCCCCGGTTTCGCCACGCTTGAGAAAGTCGAACATCCAAATCTCCTCGATCCGCCCGATCCGTCATCTTGCGATCCAACGAGGCACAGACTCGGGCAAAGCCCTGAACGGGCCGGAAATGTCCCGTGCGCTGAGGGGGCAACAGAACCAACCCCATGCCGCAAAACGAAAAACGCCGCCCCGAAGGGCGGCGCGGCATGGCACGGGGCGGGGCGTATCTACAGGTGACGCAGGCGCGGGCTGCGATGCGCGCGCGCTGGAAGAAGCACCAGGTCGGTGATCGCCCAGACCAGCGCGTCGACCCGGTCAGGCGACCCCGTCCCGCTATAGCCTTGGGCGGTCATCTGGCACATCTGGTCCTCCAGATCGCCCAGTCCCCGCAGATGCGCCACGCGGCCCTGTTCGTAAAGGGCTGCGACCGGCTCGGCCCGCGCCGCCTTGGACCGGCCCGCGTGGACCGCCTTGTAGGGCACCGTATCGTCCAGCGATCGCACGATGCTCTCCACCATGGCCCCGCCCTGGTTGACCTCGGCCACGAGCCGGTCGGCCCCGTGCCGCGCCATGGCGCGCAGGGCGGCCGCGGCCCAGCCATTGGGCGACAGCCCCTGCACACTGGCATCCTCCAGCACGTAGACGCGCCAATCCTTCGGGGCACCCTGCGTGCAGGCCCCGACCACCACGATGCCGCAGGTATCGGCCTGTGCCCCCTGCCCGGCGGGCGGATCGACGGCGGCGACCACACGGTCCAGTTCCGGCGCCACGTCGACCCGTGCGGCCTCCAGCCCCTCGGTGGTCCAGAGCGCGCCATCGACATCCGACAGAAGCACCCCGTCCAGTTCCTGCCGCCCAAGCCGGGTACCGGCATATTCGGCCATGACCTCCTCAAGGAAGGTATCTGCCAGGTAGGCGCGGTTCGCCTCGGTCGGGGCATTGGTCTGCACCGTCGAGGGCCGCGCCAGCAGGTCGGTCAGTGCCCTGACCCGGCGCGGCGTGGTGGTGACGCAGGCGCGTGGCTGGCGCCCAAGCCGCAGCCCGAATTGCAGCATCGGCCAGACCGCGTCCGCCTTGCGCCACTTGGCCAGTTCATCGGCCCAGGCGGCGTCGAATTGCGGCCCGCGCAGGGAGTCCGGATCATGGGCCGAGAAGACCCGCGCCGTAGCACCGTTGGGCCAGACAAGCATCTGCCGCCCCGCGATCCATTTCGGCCGTCGATCGTCCGGTGTGCAGGCCAGGATACCGCTTTCGCCAAAGACCATGACCTCGCGCGCCTGGTCCATGGTCTCGCCCACCAGGGCGATGCGCCGCGCCATTCCGGGGTCGCGCGGACGCGACCCCTCTGCCATCGACCTGACCCATTCGGCCCCGGCGCGGGTCTTGCCCGCGCCGCGCCCGCCCAGGATCACCCAGGTGCGCCAGTCCCCCCCGGGCGGCAACTGGTGGCCCAGCGCCCAGAACTCGAACAGGTAGGGCAGCGCCCGCAGTTCATCCGGCCCCAGGGTCCTGAGAAACGCCTTTCTCTCGGCAGCATCTGCGGATGCGAGCAAGTCTGCACCCGATCTCAAATCGGGCCCGCTCGAAGTCGATCTCGCCGCTCTCAAGCCCGGTTCCGAACCTTTCATTGAACTCCGCCTCCAGTTTCTGGGCCTGGGCCATGGCCGTCTCCAGCTGTTTCTGCTTGGTTGCCAGGTCCCTGACCTCGCCCAACCGGCCCGCCTGCAGATCGGCAAGGATACGGCTGAGGGTCTCGTTGATGCTTCGATTGAGCTGCCTAGCCTCCTTGATACGTTCAGCAGCGATTTCCTGATCGGCGGGTTTGCCGCCGCATTGGTTGCTCATAAGGGTCCACCCCACTGGTTGCTCCGCCCAGCGAGCGCGCGATGAAAACGGCCCCCGGGGTCGATCCCCGGGGGCCCTCACAGCCTGTCCAGCATGGTGGGACTCTACGTCCGACCGCGCGCCCGGTCAAAACTTGCCGGGACGTGACCGGGCGTTGCATTCACTCGGCCTGTTCGGCCTCCAGCGCGCGGTAGGCCGCAACATTGCGATTGTGCTCGGCCAGGGTGGTAGCAAAGTTGTGTCCGTCTCGCGGGTCCAGCGTCTTTGCCACGAAGAAGATATAGTCGGTCTCGCCGGGATTCATCACCGCCTCGATGCTCAGCCGGCCGGGGTTGGCGATGGGCGTGGGCGGCAACCCGTCGATCACGTAGGTGTTGTAGGGCGTTCGGGCGCGCAGTTCGCTCTGGCGCAGGCCCCGGCCCAGCACCCCGCGTCCCTCGGTGATGCCGTAAATAACCGTCGGGTCGGTCTGTAGCCGCATGCCCCGTTCCAGCCGGTTCTCGAAGACGCTGGCCACCGTGCGCACCTCGTCATAGCCGCCGGTCTCCTTCTCCACGATCGAGGCCAGGATGAGCGCCTCCTGCGGGGTCTCCAGCGGCAAGCCCTCGTCACGCCCGGCCCAGGCCTCGGCAAGGATGCGCGACTGCGCCTGCTGCATTCGTCCGACCAGCGCAGCCGCGTCATCGCCGGGCACAACCTGGTAGCTTCCCGGCGCCAGGCTGCCCTCATCGGGGACTTCGCCGATCTTGCCCGACAAAACCTCGAGGCGGTTGAGCGCGGTCATGACCTGCCAGCTTGTGACCCCCTCGGAAACGACGACGCGATACTGCGTGTCCGGGGCCTGACGTTTCTCGGCATAGATCGCCGGGCGTTCATCCGCGGTGGGATCGAACTGCG